CTTGTTTCACTTCAATCGGAGTTTCTAAAGGCTCGGTTCTTGGTGCAATCGCAATGACAGCCGCCCAATGTTTATAGAAAAACTGAGTATAACAAGCTTGACTACAAAACACAGACCAAACACTATCCTTGTTCCAATTGTTCTCAGTTATTTTTCTAGTTCTTAAAACCTTAGAGCCTTTGTTGCCTCTAATTCTATCTTGAGTTCTATTAGTATGACACTCAGGGCCATGACACCAATTATAAGCCATTAGTTATTTTCCTTTCTGTAAGTTATTTGCCACAATCTTTTTCTTGTCATTAGTGCCTCACTTTCCATGCAGTTGTTGCAGTTCTATATCCATGTGCGTCTAAATCATAATAGACATAGTAAGGTACGTTTTTTTTAGAAACACCATAACGAGA